CACACAATCTAATCTCGCTTTAAAAGGAGAAGTACAATGGGAAACCTCACAAGATACGGTGCTGCGGATCTGCCTGCGCTTATGGAGCGCATAAATAAGAATAGCATTGGTATGGATGAATACCTTAGTAGGGTGTTTGACCTTCACGAAACAACTACTAACTATCCACCATACAACCTAGTCACGGTTAGTAACGTAGAATCAAGACTAGAATTAGCATTGGCAGGATTCAAACCAGCAGAAGTAAATGTCTACACACAAGACGGAAAACTCTTTGTCGAAGGACAAAAAGAAGATACAGAAACCGAGACCACATATGTCCACAGAGGAGTGGCTCAAAGATCTTTCACCAGATCTTGGACCCTCAGTGATGAAACGGAAGTTAGATCAGTTGAATTTGAGGATGGGTTGCTAAGTATTGTTCTGGGAAGAATTGTGCCCGAACATCATCAAAGGAAAGAGTGGTTCTAAATACAATTGAATATCGTCGCCGTATGGACGGAGGGGAAACTGGCAAAATCCAGTTGACGCCCCTCCTTTTTATTGGTATAATGACTTTAAGAAAACATCAATTATGAGCAAGAAAAAGAAAAAGGATGATGAGTGGACGTATGAAAAAACTGCCGAAACTGAAGAGGCAATTAAACGTCTGCACGAAACAATTCGTATGCGTAAACTAAAAGAGCATGACGACAAAATGGGTTATGACACAGGAGGAAAATGAGTATTAAACTTGTAATGTTGAAATCTGGTGAATCTCTAATCACCGATGCAAAAGAACTTATTGTTGAAGATAAGGTGTGTGGATATCTTTTTTGTAAACCACACAGGATAGAATATCGCAAACCAATTCTTCTTTCTGAAGAAAAAGAAACCACTGATGGAGAGGTGCAAGTTTCATTATCTCCTTGGATTTTGTTGACATCTGAAAATCAAATCCCAGTTCCAACTGATTGGTTGGTCACCATGGTAGACCCTGTGCAATCAATTAAAGAAATGTATGTGGAAAGAGTTGGGGAAGAGGAAGATGATTAAGTGTTTAGTTCTTCAAAACGGATTAATTCTTATTGCAAAAATTGAAGAAATTCAAGTTGAAATTGGAGAACCAAATTGCAAACTTTCGGAAGTTGCACTGGTTAACTCCGATGATACTGTAAGTCCTTGGTTGACATGCACAGAGCAAAAAGATCTGTTGTTTAGATCAGAGGATATTTTGACAATTGTTGACCCTACAAACTTGATTATTAAATCATACATGGAAGTCATTGCATGAGGGTTTTAAGTATTGATCTGGATTACATTATGGGTCCAGTCATTGAACTTTATAATGGTTTGATGTTTAATGACAATCCAACAATAAGGTGGGAACAATTTTTCAACAGAACTGATTTTAATGAGAGTCATTTTCGCATTGATCAATCAAATTTATTATTTTGTTACAATACTTTTTTAAAGGCACTTCGCAATTGTGATAGTGTCTCTTTTGGTTATGAGCATGATTCTATTTTATTCAGTATTGCTGATTATGAGAATATTGATTTGATCAATATAGATCACCATGACGATGTTTTTGGTGGAGACTATATTAGAGAAATGCCAGATGAACATGCATACCAAGCAGAGTTTCATGAAATTATGGAGCACAATAGGGTTCATGAAGGAAACTGGGGTGCCTGGTTGGGTGGACATGATAAATTAAATTCATTTACTTGGATTGGAAATAAGAACAGTGTAAATAAAATACGTAATAAATTTAATGCAGAAGTAGTTCCTAACTATAAAAACGTAGAGAAGGAAGACTATAAGTTCGATAATTATAATTTTGACCACATTTTTGTGTGTATGTCCCCGCAGTACATACCCCCGAATCACTGGCATTATTTTGCGATGTTCATCAGTGCATTTGAGGAATTTGCTGGAAAGGATGCTATAATATACACGGAAAAGTTTGAGACCAACGTTCGCCACCAAAGGATTCATAATGAGATTTTACACCAATGTTCAAATGGTCGGGGATCACTTTCTGGTCAGGGGGTATGAGAACGGAAGACATTTTGCTACAAGAGAAAAGTTTTATCCAACTCTTTTCGTTCCTTCTAAAAAGAAAACAAAATACAAAACTCTTGAGGGGGAGCATGTTGAATCTATAGAACCAGGTACAGTTCGCGATTGTAGGGACTTTATCAAAAAGTATGATGGAGTAGAGAACTTTAAAATTTACGGAAATGATCGATACATCTATCAGTATATTTCTGAAATGTATCCTGAAGAGGAGATTAAGTTTGACACCAGTAAAGTTAAAATATCCACTATTGATATTGAGGTCAAATCTGAAAATGGATTTCCTGATGTAGAATCTGCAGCAGAAGAAGTTCTACTCATCACAGTGCAGGATTATACAACTAAACAGATTCGCACATGGGGTCAGGGTCCTTTTAATAATAAGCAAGAGAATGTTATCTATAAAGGATTTAGAACTGAATATGAACTTCTGAATGACTTCATCAACTGGTGGATGATTGAGGATAATACACCAGAAGTGGTGACTGGTTGGAATAGTGAACTATATGACATGCCATATCTGGTTCGTCGTATTGAAAGAATTCTTGGTGAAAAGTTGATGAAACGCATGTCACCTTGGGGTCTTGTCACTGAACGTGAGACATTTATTGCTGGTCGTAAACATATTTCTTATGATGTTGGTGGAGTCACACAACTTGATTACCTAAATCTTTATAAGAAGTTTACTTATAAGGCACAAGAATCCTATCGTCTGGATTATATTGCCAGTGTAGAACTAGGACAGAAAAAACTTGATCACAGTGAGTTTGATACCTTTAAAGATTTCTATACTAATGGATGGCAGAAATTTGTAGAATACAATATCATTGACGTGGAACTTGTTGACCGTATGGAAGACAAGATGAAATTGATTGAACTTGCGATTACTATGGCATATGATGCCAAGGTAAACTATAATGATGTATTCTTTCAAGTTCGTATGTGGGATGCGATTATCTACAACTATCTCAAAAAACGAGATATTGTGATCCCACCGAAAGAACGTTCAGACAAAGATTCCAAATACGCAGGTGCTTATGTCAAGGAACCGATTCCGGGAAAGTATGATTGGGTGGTGTCTTTTGACCTTAATTCTCTCTACCCTCATCTTATTATGCAATACAACATCTCACCAGAGACCTTACAAGATACTCGACACCCTTCAGTTACGGTCGATAAAATCCTCAACGAGGAACTGACATTTGAGATGTATAAGGACAATGCGGTATGTGCCAATGGTGCCATGTATCGTAAGGATGTACGTGGGTTCTTACCAGAACTGATGGAGAAGATCTATAAGGATCGAACCATCTACAAAAAGAAAATGCTTAAGGCAAAGCAAGATTATGAAAAAACTCCAACAAAAGCACTTGAAAAAGAAATTGCCAGGTGCAACAATATTCAGATGGCTCGTAAGATTCAGCTCAACTCTGCCTATGGTGCGATTGGTAATCAATACTTCCGCTATTATAAACTAGCAAACGCAGAAGCAATTACGCTTTCTGGGCAAGTTTCTATCCGTTGGATTGAGAATAAGATGAACGGATTTCTAAATAAGATTTTGCAAACCGAGGAAGTGGATTATGTCATCGCATCTGACACTGACTCAATCTATCTTAATATGGGACCTCTTGTTGATAAATTTCTTAGTCATAAGTCTGACGATAAAACAAAAGTTGTTCAGTTACTTGATAAGATCTGTGAAGACAAGTTGGAACCATTCATCGAACAATCTTATACGGAACTTGCGAACTATGTTCAGGCGTATGAGCAAAAAATGATTATGAAACGTGAGAATATCGCAGAACGTGGTATCTGGACTGCAAAGAAGCGATACATTCTCAACGTATGGAATAGTGAAGGTGTTCAGTATTCCGAACCTAAACTCAAGATGATGGGTATTGAGGCAGTCAAGTCATCCACACCGGCACCATGCCGTCAGATGATTAAGGATGGTCTCAAACTGATGATGAACGGCACAGAGGAGGATGTTATTGACTTCATCGACAAGTGTCGTAAAGACTTCAAGAATCTCCCACCAGAAGAGATTGCATTTCCTCGTTCAGTATCTGATGTGGTGAAGTATAAGTCTCACTCAAACATCTATACAAAAGGAACTCCCATTCACTGTCGTGGAGCACTTCTCTTCAATCACTATATTAAAGAGAAGAAACTGACCAATAAATATTCACTTATCAATAATGGTGAAAAGATCAAGTTCATTTATCTGAAGAAACCAAACATCATTCATGAAAACGTAATTTCATTTATTCAAGATTTTCCTCGTGAACTTAGTCTTGACAAATACATCGACTATGACCTACAATTCGAAAAGAGTTTTGTAGAACCACTCAAGGCAATTTTAGATGC